GAGCAGATTGCCTTCATTATCACAAAGCAGGGTTTTAGGTACTCCAGCTCTTGTTTTTGCGTACATTTTAAATTCCTCCTTTAGAGACACGCCCTAAGGGCGTAAATAAGTGATAAGTCCTCGATCAGCCCGTCGCCATCGAAAATAAACCGTTCCCCGGTGTCCAGATACTGCACCCGCGTTCCCGGCTGCGTATCCGACGGCAAGGTGTCGGTAGACAGGCAATAAATCTTTCCGCTATCCCGTATGATCCCCATAATTTTTGCCTCCAGGTAAAAGGCTTTCAAAGTGGGGCGGCTATTACACCGCCCCGGTTAAATTAATCGGCAAGTGTCCCCTGTAATGGCCAGGGCGCATTCAGGTGATCGCCGCATGTGATACGGCAATTTGACCCCAGCGAGGTATTGGCGTCGATCACGCCGGAGCCGTTTTCTGTTGCGTTAGCAGCGGAATACATATGCACGCTGTCGATGATTACTGTGTCCGAATTCTCATCGATTGCTAAGGCAGTCGCCTTGATGATCAGGTCGCGAATCCGGCTTCCGTAAGCGGGCGAGCTGGCAACGACATCAATTCCCTCAGTGGCCTCGATGAAGCCCCCGGCAATCTCGAATTGATGAGTGGCCGCTGTTCCTGCAACGGCTATTCCTACCGCACATATACCGGTGCCGTAAGCTCCCGGGTTCTGATGAATCTCTAAGCCGAGAATCTTGAACAGGGCGGAATCGGTAATCTGAATCCCGACCGTATTCCCGGCAAGAGCAGGCTGCAACATGCCGCCGATGATCTGAAATCCATGGCATCCTGCGGGGATGGTCAGCCCGACACCGGTTCCGGTGAGCTGGAATCCGATATTGATAAACCGGCATCCTACCTTTGCGGCCGCGATAGTATGCGCTCCGATAATGCGGGGGTAAGGTACGAGATCTGAACCGCACCCGATAATGTCGCACTTCTCGGGGAGAACGGTCAGATCCTCGTCTATTCCGTCGCCCATGACGAATATGCGGTTGCGACGCGCCCACCAGCGATTTGCCGTAAGGCCGATGCTGGTATTTGAAGCGGTGATTGCTTCGGCGATGGTTGCAAAGGGGTCCTGCATTGACCCGCTTCCTGTTGCTGACACGTTCAGGTCAACGAAATAATCTGCCGCTCCGGTCGGGTTTCCGGCCATAATGCTGCCGCCGGGTTCCGCGAGGATCTGCCCTCCGGCCGCAATTACGAGGACATCCCCGCCCTGTTTCCTGTAAACTTTCGGCATATAAGTATTGTCTGCCATTTTTAAATTCCTCCGTTCATCCGTTGGTTGCCCCCGGGCAGGGCCGGATTAACCCTGCCCGGAGTACCCATTTAAGGGACGGTTAAGCTACAGGGCTGTCCAGGGGATGGCCCTTTTCCAGGGTAATCGCCATCGGCATGGAAATCGTACCAGTGACGGTTCCGACCAATTGCAGGTACCTCTTGCCGCCGACATAGCCGAAACTGTAAACTGTATTATCCTCATCTTCGCTGTCGATGGTAAGAATGGTGCCGCTCGTTATATCCTCGACGCCGAGCATATCGGCATCCTCTACGGCGGCATAAGTTGTTCCATCATCGCTGTCCGAAAGGACAAAAACAATCTTGTGTGAAGCGGAAAGCCCAGTGCCGGCATCGAGCCCAGCATGGATATTCAGTTTTGCAGAATTGAACCCCGCAAGATCAACGTCCGTAATGGTCTGCGTTGTCGACACCGCTATAGGATCGAGCAGGGAAACAGTTTTGGTATTGTTGTAAAGATCTTTCATGAGAATTTACCTCCGTATTTTGGTAAGGGCCGGGATCGCCCGGCCCGTTATTTTTCGGTTGCCTGTTACGCCGCGATCTTGATTTCCTTGATGGCCTCATACATCACGATTCCGCCGCCGACCCTCTTTGTGGTGTAGAATGCCACGTAAGGTTTTGCGGTAAAGGGATCGCGCAGCACGCGGGTTCCGATCCGATCGATAATCAGATAGGCCCTCTTGAAATTGCCGTACTTGATCGGGTATTTGTTCGCCGCGATCGCGTCAACGTTGTCGTCGTACTCAACCGGCTTGCCGAGCAGGGTATCCGGAGCGTCCTGGAGCAGACCTGGGCGCCACAGATAATTCCCTTCGCCGTCCTTAAACTTTCGGATGACCTGCATGGTCGAATCGGCCATAAGCCATGCTGCACCGTTCCGGTAGACCGGCTTCAGCGCATGTTGAACATCGATCAGCTTGTCGGCGTTGTTGAGCAGGGAAGCATGGCCGGAGGCGATATATCCGATCTTGCCCCAAGCATAAGAGGCATTGGCAGCCTTCGTATAGGCGTCGATCCCCTTCGGCTCGCCTACACCATTACCGGAAATGAAGGCCTTGCCCTCTTGCTCGTTGAATTCCGTAGAGACTTCCTCGGCCAGCCATGCGCCGATATCTACCCGGCTGTCATCCAGGAGGGTCTGCGTCGCGTAAGGCATCGCATATATCTCTTTGGTATTGATGGCGATTTCCGCGAGGTTCGGCGTGCTGGTCTCTGCCCGGGATCCTTTTTCGGCTACCCATCCCGAAGTGGCCCCGCCCTGGTTGACGAGCTTTTTGTAGGTATCTGTTGAAATGGAGCGAACGGTTGCCAACCGTCGCATGGCCTGAATCGTTCCGGCCACGCGGTCAATCGCTGCGTCTACCTCTTCGGGGACCGTGAACCCGCCGTCCGGATCGGAAAGGGTAGAGGCTGCGGCCTGAATCTCCATGTCCTTAATTTCAGCGTTTCCACGCCGCATGAGGTGACTGAATGCCTTGAGCTTCACGGCCGCCTCTTTCGTCTGGCCATTTCCGCCCCCGCCGAACTGCGTACGCGCTATGGTGGTTTCGAGCAGTTCAAGCTGCTTCTTCATGGCCGCGATATGGGAAATGTCTACATTGATCTTCTCGACCTTTTCAACCAAATCGGCCGGAGCATGTCCCCTTGTCTCGATTGCCTTGATCCGGGAGTCGTTCTGTGCCTTGAACTCTTCAAAGGCCCTTCCCATTGCTTCTATAAGCTTTTTGATCTCATCCATTTGACTATCCTCCAAAAACGGTTAATGTTTTTTGACATGCTGCCAATAGTTCTACCTCGCTTGCGTCGGCGCGTTTCGCTGCCACCGCTCGCGCATATTCACGGCTCGCACCTGCATTTCGCAAGGCACGTTCCGTCTCTTTTCTGGTTAGTTCCCTTCCTTCCTGTTCCTCAGTGATGCCGTCAGGAACATGGGCGAACATGGACAGGTCAAAAACCGCCTTTGCCGCCTTCCCGGAAGTCAGGACGGTATCAATAAAGCCTTTCGCCTCGGCCTCTTTCGCGGTCAGCCATGTCTCATCATCCATCATCTGCTTCATGTCTTTCTTTCCGGACTTCGTTTTGCCGGTGTAGATTTCAAGCATCTGGCCGCTGATCTTTTCGATCAGGTCCGCAACCTCTCGCATGAGGTTGTGATCTCCGCCCGCGACGGTCCATGCGTTGTGAACCATGAACATCGTGTTTTGATAGGCTTCGATCTTCCGACCACCCATGGCGACGATGGAAGCCATTGAAGCAGCCAGCCCTTCGATCCGAACCGTCACACCACCGGGATGGTTTGCGAAGGCGTTGAAAAGACTCATGCCGTCAAAGACATCGCCGCCGGGGGAATTGATCCGGGCAAGAATGGGTTTTTCTTTCTCAGTGGCCATTGCGCGGATCAGACCAGAAACATCGGTGAACGGCCACCCGATCACGTCGAAAACGAAGACTTCCATGGTATCGCCGGAAAGTGCCTTAACTTCGTACCAATCGGGCTTATCAAGGGACTTTCCCCAATAGGCCGCTACAGCGACCGCGTTTTTGGGATTGCGATAGGATAGTTTCATGGCTTATCACCTCCTGCCACCTGTTTCGCGGGCTCTTTGACTGTGCTGGTGCGGGTACGGTATTCGTTCCCGCCTTCATACGGGTTTCTGTCTTCGAGATCACGGCATTCGTTTGGATTCAATACTTCGGCGTTTATCATTTCTCTGTAGAATTGAGCCCTCTCCGACATGCTCCCACGCAAAAGAGCGGCGACTTGAAATTTTGCGTAATATTTATTTCTTTGTTCCGGAGTAAGAAGGTCGCGGCGTATCGTTTTTTCATAATTCACGCAATCGGGAGTGACACCATAAATGGAATAAGCGAGCATGAACTGCTCGGCGCTTGCGTATGTGGGAGTATTCGACTGTGCTTGGATAAGCATGGGGGGAACGCGGAAGAGTCCGCATATCTGGGCTTCAGTCATTTTCATTTGCTCAAGAAACTGAGCATCAACGAGCTTTATTTCCGGAAAAGTTGCTTTCATTCCCTCGTCAATCAGCATCATTTCCCAATGACTTCCAAGTCCTTCATATTTTTCTTTTAAGGTGTTCTTGCGGTTAGCGAAAGCCTGAGAACTGAGGATTTGAGGATGCTCAAAAATAACTCCAGGTCTCATTCCTTTGCCGAAGAACTGCGCAAGAAATTTATTGCTTGCTATTCCGAGGCCGATTTGCTCCCGCGCATTTTCTATCGGGTTTACTCCCGTGTATCCGTTTAACGTCAATCCCCTGAAATGAACGACCTGCGCCCCACTCAAATGTTTTACTTCTCCATCTGAAAAATGAATTTCATAATCCAGGCTGTAATCTTTATTTTGAGTAATTCGATGAAGCATTCCCGCAGGAATAGGAAGAAGTTCTCGCACCTGATCGTTATACATGGACTTGTAAGCTACAAATTGTCCTCGAAGGGAAACATAAGCCTCGACCATTGCCCAAAAATCAAAAGAGGTCATCCAGGAGTTCGGCTGATCGTGTAACTTTTCGTATAAATAAAAATCTGTGGCAGGATTTCTATTTTTTCCGCTTTGCTCCATGACGTGACAAGGAAGTTGAGCGATAGAGTAAGCACGCACCTTCACGCAATTTTGAACGGTGATAAGGCGCATGGCAGTTTCAGAATTTACTGATATTCCGGAGGAAGTAGAATATCCTCCATATGTATCGAGAATAAGACGCTCCAACGCGCCAGAGAGGGCGCCTTGAGGCCGTCCGATGAGAGCAGAACCTAGATTTTTTAAATAATCGGTTGCCTTCACTTCATCGCCAATCTCGCCAATGAAACATTAAAAAGAAAGGATTGCGCTTAAATCGTATGGTGGAATTTTGGCAGGAAAGAAAAATAAAAAACACGACGCATGCGACACATGCGAAAGAATTTCACTCATTAGATTCTTTTTGCAGAATAATAACTGAGTATCTTTTTATCCGGATAGATCGCTCTCCTATCCGAACCGAATCAAGTTTCCCGGTCTCGCAAAGCCTGTAAACAGTCGCCCTGTGAAGTCTAAGATATTCTGCAACTTCATCAGGACGTAAAAGTTCTTTTTCCGGAAGAGTGCCCATTTTGCCTCCTAAAAACTCATTATCGCTGTTTCTTCTGGAATTTGTTTTCCCCGCGCCTCGGGGTTCATCGCCATCAGTGCCACTGCCGACAACCCCGCCATAAGCGGATCAATCTTGCCGGTCCCGCTTGCCTGCTTAGTAATCAGGATAGCGTTGCCTTTTGGTTCTACGCGGGCGTTACCGACACACCATTGCATCATCCGTGATCCGCTGTGGATGATCGACCGTGACGCAACCTTGACCTCCATCGTCTTGATTGCGCTATTCAGCCGCCAGCCCTGAGAAATCCCGACTATTCGGTCATGGTCGATCTTACCTTCCCCTGTTTCGTCGCCGTTCTCAAGTTCATCGGCGATAAGCCCCGTCCCGGATGGGTCAACGCCGATCCGGTCGAGCAGTCCAGAGGCGTCCAACTTGCGGACGATATCACCCACGGCTTTGATTCCTTGCTCAACCTCGGAGACAATCGTCAAATCCCCATCTTTTTCAAAGTCGCGGTACTTTGGGGCCTCTGACTTCCTGCGTTCAAGGGCTATCTCATGAGCCCAGGCATGAGACCAGAGAAGCCAGGTTCCCGTTTCTACCTCCCGGCCCAGGACGGATACGCCCAGGAGATCGTCAAGACCGCCGCCGTCAACGCCGATTTCGATAACCTCACAGCGTTCGAGGATCGTATCGAGGGTGACGCCGCCCGCCGCCGCGTCCCAGAAGGTAGCTCCCGCCCAGGCTTGAGACTTTGCGCTCATGGCGATCTGGATGTTCAGGTGCTTGGCGAGAAAGCCCTGCATCGATTCGTCGCCCCCCGCCTGCGCTTTTTTGAACTCTCGGAGAAGAAAAGCCTCATCGACCGATGCGCCGAGATTTGGATTCGTTAAAAACCAATATTTTTGATCGAGGTATTTTTTTTCAGCCAGGAATGACGCGGGGTATTCGTACAGGACGGGGAGGAAGGTGTTGTCCTCTATCCGCCCATCACGCACCCCCCGCGCATAGTCGAGCTTCTGAGCGAAGATCCCGGCAGGGGCTTCGTCTGATTGCGTGGTGAGCCAGAT